CTGTTGTATTTGATAGTCAAGATGAGATAATTAAAGCATATGATATTGGAAGATGCGATGCTTATTCAACAGATAAAGCACAACTAGCCTCTCAGAGATTTAAATTAAAAAATCCAGAGGATCATATAATTTTGCCAGAAACAATTTCAAAAGAGCCTTGGGGCCCCGTTGTAAGAAACAACGATGAAAATTGGGAAAATATAGTTAGATGGTCTTTATATGCAATGATTGAAGCCGAAGAATATGGAGTTACTTCTAAAAATATTGATTCATTAAAAGATTCTACAAATCCCTCTATTAAAAGATTACTTGGAATTGAAGGATCTCTTGGTAAACATTTTGGTTTATCTAATGAGTGGTCTTATAACATAATTAAACAAGTGGGTAATTATGAAGAGTCTTTTGAAAGAAACATTGGATCTAAATCCCCATTTAATATTGATAGAGGTTTAAATAAACTTTGGAACAAAGGTGGAATATTATATGTTCCTCCAGTAAGATAACTTAATAAAATATGATAAATCTAGATGAAATAAAACAAGAAGAAAATTTTTCACACAGTATGGTTGTCACTTATCCAAGAACTATTCAAATATCACATGGTGTTTATGACAATGTAGTAGATATGCATAACATGTGTATGATGATTTCACAAAATTTAAATACAACAGAACTAACTAATGTTTATGGTGGTAAAACTCCATGGGGCTTTTTTAATGATAAACCAGAGTTTATAAAATTTATAAATTATGTAGTTCAAAAACATCAAACCTCAAATTCCTTTTTTTCTAAAGAAAATTGGTATAATAAAAATATATCTTTTGATTCTTGGGGTAATGAAATTAAAAAAGGAGATAGTGTTAAAATGCATACACATCAATATTATCATTTAATTTTATACTTAACAGAAGGAGCTCCATTAATACTTCCTGAACTTAAAATGACAATTCAACCAAAAAGAGGAGCATATTATATATTTCCACCTTATGTATTACATGGAGTAAATAAAGTTGAAGAAGAAACTAAAACAAGATATTGTTTAGTTACTAATATTATTGACAATCCAGATTGGGAAAAAAATAAAATTATAAAAGAATTTGATAAAAATAATGGTAAATGAAATATTATTATTTTCAGGTGGTGTAGACAGCACCGTTTTATTAAAATATTTTTTATCAACAAAAAGAAAAATTATTGTTTTAAATTGTAGCTTACAGTGGTGTACCAATAATATAGTTTGTTCAAAAATTCAAAAAAAACAAGTTAAAAAAATAATAAAATACATGAAAAAAAAATATGGTAATTTTAAATTTATTGAAGCAGCCATTTCTTTACCAATACCAATGGGTCAAGCATTTCAATTTGGAACAGATGATCAATGGTCTGTTTTTTTAGCGTCAACATTATCAAGATATTTTAATGTAAAAAAAATATGGCATGCTTCTTTTACATATAATTGGGAAAACAGAGAAAAATTTAATTTAATTAAACCTTATTGGTTATTAAACATGAAACCTTTTTGTAATTTTGCCACACATTTCGATGAAGGATTTAAAGATTTACATGTATCTATTCCTAAAATTTTTTTTAAAGGTAAAAAAATTGATAAATTAAAAACTAAAAAAGAAGCTTGGAATTATTTAGAACCTGAATTAAAAAAATTAGTTAGATCTTGTCAAGGAAACAAATTTTTTTGTGGTAAATGTTACAAATGTAATACATGGGTACATCATAAAATGACTGATAAAAACGGTAAAGTTCTTAATTTATCAAACTAACATCCAAGATGTTATTATATACTTTTCCCCTTTTAAAGGAGGATTACCTCTATGAACATATGGAAAACCCGAAGGCCAGATTACTATTCTACCAGTAACAGGCTTTACCCTTTGAGATTGATATAAAAATTCTGTTTCACCACCATTTTCAACATCATTAAGATATATTGTAAAAGCTAAAATTCTATTTATGTAACCAAGATTAGCTGCTTTTTCTACATGCCATATATGATAACCTTCGCCAGGTAATGTTTTTTGAATTCTTATAGTTGTATATTTTAAACTACTATCTAATGTTTTTTCTAAGCCCGAATTAACTACATAATGTTTTAGTGCAACATCAAAATTTACAAATAATGGTTTGAACGATTCAAACCATTCTTCAACTGAATCAAAATTTAAAAAAACAGTTTTGTCTTTTTTTTCAAGAGATCCACTATTTTCAGAAATTATTCTATCAAAAGCTAAATTAAATTTTTTTTTATTTTCAAAATAATTAATAATTTCTTTACAAACTTCTTTGGGTACATAATTATCATATACGCCTATAAAATTTTCAATACTAATATTTTTTTTATCCATTCTTAATATTAATAGATATCGGAAGAATTATAAGTTTGAGGTCTAGGTCCTAATCTATTTAATTTTTCTTCTTGTGTTTCAGGAATATTACATTCCCCTGATAAAATTTTTTGTAACTGAACTTGCTGTGAATCTTTTGGATTAGTTGGGTTTTTTAATATGTTGTTATTATCCCAGTTCGATTGAAAATGTTCTAAATGTTTTTTATCCCATTCATCCGAAAAAATTTTTATATTTCCTGTAAAAGTAGAATTATGAGTTCCATCTCTGTATTCAACTTGATCTGTATCATCAGATATACCTGAATATTGAATAGCTCTTATGTTTGAATTTAAATTATTTAACCAAAAATTTTCTGATTCTATAGTATATCCTATTCCAGCAACTGAACCTTCATCGTATTGTTTTATGATTCTTTTATCATCAACAATTATTGACCATTTACCTTTTTTCATAATATTAATTTTCTTAAGTTTTAATTATATATACCAAAACTAAATACGGTTGTAAAACAGAGTCAGCACTACCGGTAAATGTTCCTGAAAAAGCATGGCCGTGAGCTCCACCACCACCTGTATTTTGAGTAGAAGTGCTTCCCCCAGTAATTTGTCCCCCACCACTCATAGCCCCTACGTTTCCTCCCATTTGCACCGTTCCAGTATGACTATGAGATGGAATTTGAGCTGTGCTTAAAGTCGTGTTTGCAACAGTGCCTGACAAATTACCAGTTGGTACGACAGTATTTGCTCCGCCTGTTTGTGCCAAACTTTTTGTATTAGATTTATTTACAACTGTTCTATCGGTTAAATCTGGTACGTTAAAGTTTCCACCACCTGGGTTACCATACGTAGTTCCAATAACTGCAAATAATGCAGCATAAGTTGCCTGACTTACTGCTTGACCATTACATTCTAAAAATCCAGATGGAATTGCAGCTGAACTCCAAGGAATAATTATTCCAGTGTTAACTCCTTCAATACCAGTCATAAATGCACCAGAAAAATTTTTAGATGTTTGAGCGTAATTTGCCATAATTTTAAGTTTTTATAATATAAGTTAATACTAAATAAGGTTGAAGAACTGAAGCAGCATCCCCTGTAAATGAACCTGACAGATTGTGTGTATGTGATCCACCCCCTCCTGTTGAACCACTAGCTTGGGATGAACCCATAGTCAGATTAGTTGTGCCTCCTTCTGGCCCTCCTGGACCAGCACTAGCATAAGCACCAGTATGAGAATGACTTGGTATTTCACTTGAGGTCAAAGTAGTACCCCCTAGAGATCCTCCTATATTACCTGTTGGTGTGACAGTATTAGCTCCCCCTGTTTGAGCTAAAGACTTAGTATTAGATTTGTTTACAACTGTTCTATCGGTTAAATCAGGTACGTTAAATGAAGCACCTGATCCACCATATGTATAAGCAATGACTGCAAATAAATTAGCATAAGTTGATGTTGAAACTGATTGACCATTACATTCTAAAAATCCTGAAGGAATTGATGCAGAACCCCATGGAATAACTATTCCAGTGTTAACACCTTCAACACTTGTTAAGTATTGACCATCCCAATCATATCTTGTTGCTTCGTAATTTGCCATAATTTTAAGTTTTTATAATATAAATTAATACTAAGTAAGGTTGAAGAACTGAAGTAGTACCACCTGTAAAACTTGCACCAGAAGTATTGTGAGTGTGAGTTCCACCACCACCTGTATTACCAAGTGACCCATTTCCAGCACCAGGACTACCCATTGGAGATTGCCAAATTCCTGAATTGAAACCTCGTTGGTGATCGTGCGTGTGTGCAGCTATTTCAGTTGTCTGTAAAGTTGTATCTCCAACTGTTAGGTTAACATTTCCTGTTTTCGTAACTGTATTAGCTCCCCCTGTTTGAGCTAAAGACTTAGTATTAGATTTGTTTACAACTGTTCTATCGGTTAAGTCTGGTACGTTAAATGAAGCACCACTACCACCATATGTATAAGCAATGACTGCAAATAAATTAGCATAAGTTGATGTTGAAACTGATTGTCCGTTGCATTCTAAAAACCCTGAAGGAATTGAAGCTGAACCCCATGGAACAATTAATCCAGTGTTAACTCCTTCTATGCCTGTAAGGTTAGCTCCATTAATATCGTATCTAGTAGCTTCATAGTTAGCCATAGGTTATTTATCCCTATAAGTCCAACCTACTGTTGCATCGCCTGAATAGACTAAAGTAAAACCAGCGCCTTCAGTATTAACTACTAAATTAGCTGCAGTGTTTGCTATATTACTAGAATTTCTTCCCATAGTTAAAGGTTTGGTATCAAAAGTATACCCAGCATCAATTACAGATACTAAATCTCCTGCTGCAGGAGAAGCGGGTAATGTTATTGTGAAAGAAGTTGTAGCTGTATTTGCTAATATTGCAGATCCAGGTTGAACAGTGGCAGATGCTGAAAGAGCTCTCCATGTTTGCTCCATACTAATTAAATTTACATTTGTTCCATCAGAATAAAGAACATAACGATTTCCTTGTGCTAATTTAATTCCAGTTCCTGAAGCTGTTTTAAAAGTTAAAGTAAAAGTACCGTGAGTTACTTGATTGTTTACTAAATAAGTTTTTTCAATATTGTCTGGACAAGTTACGTTTACGTTTCCAGCTAATGTTCCAGTTAAATTTAATACTGCGTTTCTAGCATTAGAAAGAGTCGGTGAATTTGACATTACAAGTGTAGTGCCAGTAGTTGCGTTTACTGCAATAGACTCATAACCAACAATTGCTTGTTGAATTACATCTAGATTATCATTAGTTTTATCACCCCAAGTACCAGCATTTTCGCCAGTGACCATTAACTCTAGTTTGAGGTCTGTTGAATAACTTGATGCCATTATTTGCTCCTATTTAATTAAAATAATACATTTATGCAGCTAAGTCAACTGGAGTCCAAGTATTATTGGCTCCTGTTTGTACTTCTGCCCATGCTGTTACATTAGCAGATCCTATTGAAGTATTCAAGCGGATACCAGTTAATGAAACAAAAGCATTCCCAGTAACAGTTACTGAATTTATAAGGGTATTTATTCTTGACCCTGTGACGTCATATACAAAATTAACATCAGTATCACCAGGAGTTATATTTATCCTAGATCCAGTAACATTTACATTAGCATTTGCTGAAGTACTTTCATTACCTATAAGTACGTTAATTTGCGATCCTGTAACATTTACTGGAGTTATTAAGCCACCAACAGCTTGACCAGCTATTGTGTTTATTCTTGTTCCATTTACAGGAACAACAACATCAACCCTAATAACTATTGCTGCTAAACCCTCTGTTATGTTAAGTCTAGAACCTGTAACACTTACATTTGCATCTGCTTTTGTTGTTACATTATTAAGGTAAATTATTATATCATCATCTTCGTCTACGTTTACAGACTCATTACCATCAGCATTTATATCAACAGGATGTGTAACAACAGTTAAAGCAGTTCCTGTAACAGTTGCAATAACATCAGGTTCTTGACCCCAAGGAACCACTCCCCAACCAGCAACACCCCAACCAGCATCTGGTTGAATGTCTGTTGTAACGATACCTTCTGTTAAATTAATTTGAGAACCTACAGCATCTGCTGGTGTAAATATATCAGTAGTTACTCCAGTTATATTTAAATTTTGTTGTGAACCAGTAGTTGTAATATTTGCATCTGCTGTGGTAGTTTCATCACCAATAGTTAAATTTATTACTGAGCCAGTTATAAAAACATTAACGTCTATAAAAGCAACTTCATTACCAACAGTTACATTTAATTGAGAACCTGTAACCTCTGCAACGTCACCTACAATTCCGTAAGTAAATTGTCCCCAAAGGTTAGAACCCCAGCCGTTTGCAAAAACAAATTGAACTTCACCTACTGAAAAAGTAGCTGATAATGCATCACCACCCCAGGTGTCACCACCAAATGTGCTGAAACCGAAAGGAACGATGCCAGGTGACGATACAGATACTGTTATGTCCGCCACCTGAGCCTCCTAAAATTTACGCGTTACCAATTCTAATAATTGCAGCGCTGGTTGTAAATGCTGGGAACTGAACTGTGAATGTTCCAGCAGTTGCGGTTTTTGGTCCGCCAAAGTCTAATACACAAACAGCAGGATCGCCTGCAGCTGTGTCGTTATATATTAATGCACCCTGAGCTGTCAAAGTTACACCTGTAAAAGATACGTTTGCAAAATTTGTAATTGCTACAGCACCTGATACTTTAACACCAGAATTAACTAATG